ATTGCAGAAGAAGACGAAAAGTTTAGAAAAACAGGTGAAAGTTTGCACCCGGCGCGTTACAATGTGGACGCTCTCGAGCAGATAAGGAAAGCCATCGGCCCGCGCGATTGGTCTGCTTTGTATCAACAAAATCCCGTGTCCGACGAAGGCGACTATTTTAACCGCGATATGATCGCTTATTATAATTTCAATGAGATTGATACTTCTAAACTTAAATACTATTGCGCGTGGGATCTCGCGATCGGACAGCGTGACCGGAATGATTTTTCAGTTGGTATTGTTGTCGGGGTCGATGAATATGATAATTTATTCATTGTTGACGTGGTCCGCGGCAAGTATGACGGGTTCGAGTTAGTAGAACAGATATTAGACTTGTACGAATTATGGCGCCCAGGTATAGTGGGAATAGAAAGAGGACATATTGAGATGGCCTTGGGACCATTCCTAGAAAAAAGAACAAGGGAACGGGGCCTTAACGAAGCATACTTTAAAGACTTAAAAGTTGGTAGGCGAGATAAGGAGTTACGGGCAAGAGCAATCCAAGGTAGAATGCAACAAGGTATGGTATACTTTCCAGAAGACGCCGTTTGGACTGGGACAATGGTTGCAGAACTTTTACGTTTTCCAAACGGAACACATGATGACCAGGTAGATGCATTGGCGTGGATTGGTTTAATGATGACAGAATTTGCAACGTTCTATGAACGACCTGAGCACATTCCGTCATGGAGAGATGGGTTAAAACATTTGGTAAAAGATGGAAAACGTAAATCATCAATGAGCGCTTAATGGCAGATTATAAAAAGAAAAAAAAGAAGCTTAGCGCTGGGGAAGAACAAACCCTCGCAAAAAGACAATGGGAAGCCTATACCCGAGCCCGCGACCACGGCCATCTTGATTACGTAGAAATAGCAAAACAATGTGACGCGTTTTATCGCGGCGAGCAATGGGACGAAGCTGACATGGCAGCGCTCGACGACCAGGGTCGACCCGCATTAACAATCAACACAATCTTACCCACAGTTAATACTGTTTTGGGTGAGCAAAGTACTCGAAGAGCCGATGTACAATTTAAACCTAGAGGAAACGGCAATCAAGAAATTGCAGACGTACTATCAAAATTGTACCTGCAGGTTGGAGACAACAACAAATTAGACTGGTTAGAAAGCCAAGCTTTTTCTGATGGTTTAATTCAAGACCGGGGTTGGTTTGATGTACGCATAGATTTTTCAGATCATATAAATGGCGAAATACGCATAGAAAATAAAGACCCTCTAGATATTATTATTGATCCAGACGCAAAAGAGTACGACCCCCGAACTTGGAATGAAATATTTGAAAGTAAATGGATGAGTCTTGAAGAGATAGAAGAAACTTATGGTCAAGATAAAGCAGACAAGTTAAGAATGATTGCTGAAGTAGGGACAACTCTTGGCGCAGATTCCATGGAGTATGAAGATGAAACTTATGGTGATACTGACAATGATTATCATGGGGCCGATTACCCAAACAATCCAGAAGATGCAAAAGCTTTAAGATCTATTAGGGTTGTTGAACGCCAGTATTACAGATTAAAAGATTGTATTCTTTACGTAGATCCAGTTACTGGAGATCAAAGACCAGTACCTTATGATTGGACTAAGAAGAAAAGAGAAACATTTGCAGACGATTATGGTCTTTATATAGTAGAGAAAAAAATGCGAGCGGTTCGTTGGACAACGACTGCGGACACAGTAGTACTACATGACGACTGGTCTCCTTATGAACACTTTACTTTGGTTCCTTACTTTCCATATTGGAGAAGGGGTAAACCTTTTGGAATGGTGCGTAACTTAATATCACCACAAGAACAATTAAATAAAATTTCATCTCAAGAATTACACATAGTTAACACAACTGCTAACAGTGGTTGGATTGTAGAATCTGGTTCCTTAACAGGAATGACCGCCGATGACTTAGAAGAACACGGCGCGGAAACCGGTTTAGTACTAGAGTTTAACCGTGGTAGTACAGCACCAGGAAAAATACCCCCTAACCAAATACCTACTGGTTTAGATAGGATTGCTAAAAAAGCAGCAGAGAATATTAAAACTATTAGTGGCATAAGTGACGCTATGTTGGGAACAGATGGCGCAGAAGTTTCTGGTATTGCTATACAAGCAAAACAGAATCGTGGCGTTTTAATGATTCAAGTTCCTTTGGATAATTTGAAAAAAACAAGACAGTATTTAGCAGAAAAAGTATTGAACCTTGTACAACGGTATTATACCGAAGAGCGAGTTATCCAAATTACCGATGAATCAAATCCGTTTAAACCAAGAGAACCTATGGCGGTAAATCAAGTTACTCCTGAAGGCCAAATTATTAATGACCTAACAGTAGGCGAATACGACGTAGTAATTGCTTCTGCTCCTTCTAGGGATAACTTTGATGAAGTTCAATTTGCTGAAGCAATTCAACTACGACAAGCAGGCGTTCCAATACCAGATGATTTAATTGTTGAGTACTCGCATTTAGCACGTAAAGCAGATATTGCCCAACGTATTAGACAGATGCAAGGCACTGAACCACCAACTCCAGAACAAGCACAACTTGCACAATTTGAAATGGAGTCTAGAATCAGACAAACACAACTTGAAATTGCTAAACTTGAAGCAGAAGTCAAAGCAATTGAGTCAACTGCTCAACTTAATATGGCTAAAGCTCAAGGCGAAGCTGCAGATCCGCAACTTAAAGTTGCTGAACTACAGAGTAAAATTCAAATGAAGCAAGAAGAGCTTGAATTGAGAGAAAGATTGTCAGGAATGACAAATGAAGTCCGTAAAGGACAAACTGAAACCCAGGCAGCCGCCAAACTGGCAACTGCCGCCATGAAACCTACAGGAGGTAATAACAATGGCTAAGAATAAAAAAGCTGAAGTGGAGAAAGACGAAGGAATTGTAATGGATAGGATGCCAGGCGCAGATATTGTTTCTGAAGACGAAGCAGAAGCGTTTAACGTAGATCTTAATTTTGATGACGTTCAGGAGGACGACAATGAAGAAGTTAAAACAGAAACTAACGCCGCTCCAGAAGAAGAGGTTGTTGAAGAAGAACCAGAAACAGAAACAGAAGCAGAAACAGAAACAGAGCCAGAAACTAATAGCGAAGAAGGAGTGGTTCAAGACAGCGAGTCTGTTGCACAACCAGATATTCAGCCAGTTGAAGGAAGCGAGCAAGGCCTTGCTCAACAAAACGAAGTAGAAACCCCTAAAGCACCTATGGTGCCTAAATCTAGACTGGATGAAGTGCTAGCAAAAAACAAAGCAATGCAGAAAAAGCTAAATGAAGCTACAGAAGCAGAAAAACAAGCTTTAGAAAATGCGCCTGAATACAGTTTTGATGAAAAAGAAGTTGAATATCAAGACCTAGTGCTTAATGGTGAGACAGACAAAGCTGTTGCGTTAAGAAGTGAGATAAGAAACGCTGAAAAAGAACAATTTATGTTTGAAGTACAAGCAAAAATGGGCAAAACAGTGCAACAAAGCCAAGAAATGACCGAATTGCAAGCTAAAGCTGCTGAAATCGAAGCTACTTTTCCTATATTAAACGAAAATAGTGCCGATTTTGATGCAGACTTACAAGCTGAGGTTATAGATCTTAGGGATGCGTTTACTGTACAAGGTTATACTGCTGCTGATGCGTTAGCAAAAGCAACAGAATACACTTTAGCAGTTAAAAAGCCCGAGTTGTTAAAAGGAGCACCTGAAATACAATCAGATCCCGCTTTACAACAAAGAAAACAAACTTCTACCGTAAATAAAAAATTACAAGCTGCAGAAGCACAGCCTCCTGCTATGAAAGGAGAGGGCGCAAATTCTAAAGGCGAGAAAAAAGTTGATTTATCTTTATTATCAGGCGAAGAGTTTGACGCTCTTCCTGCTGAGACATTGCGCAGAATGCGTGGTGACTTTGGTTAAGCCTTAGTATAAGATATAAGTATTCGGTTGCTAGTCCGATATCTAGCACGAGTCGTTACGGTAAAAAAACGTATTCGCCTATCACGGCGTAAAACTGGTCGACGTCATGTTCGTAAAATTATGAGAACGTTTCCCTAACGATAAAGGGTATACGGACAATGAGCCGCTCCATAAGTCGGCTGGTTATTTTAATTTTATTTGGAGGATAGCCCAATGGCTAACACAAACTTTAGCGCGTTGACCAGCGAACAATTAACGATCTGGTCTCGTGATTTTTGGCGTGTCGCAAGAAATATGTCTTTCATTAACCAATTCGCAGGTAGCGGATCTAATGCAATGGTTCAGAGAATATCTGAGCTTACTCAATCAGAAAAAGGAGCAAGAGCAGTTTTAACTCTTCTTGCCGATATGTCTGGTGACGGTATCATTGGAGACAACACCTTAGAAGGTAATGAAGAGACTTTAAGAGCTTTCGACATAGTCGTACAACTGGATCAATTGAGATTCGCAAACAGACTTTCGGGTCGTCTTGCTGATCAAAAATCAGTTGTTAATTTCCGTGAGAATTCACGTGACGCACTTGCTTATGCAATGGCAGATCGTATTGACCAATTAGCGTTCTTAACGCTTTCTGGTATTTCTTACACCCTCAAAAACAGTGGTGCTTTAAGACCAGTTCTGAATTCAGGACAAAATCTTGGCGACATGGTTTTTGGTGGAGACGTAACAGCCCCAACTGCCAACAGGCACAGAAGATGGGATGCTACAAACAAACTTGTTGCTGGTGATGTAACTGCTACTGTTGCAGCTGACACCATCACTTACGAATGTTTAGTTGCTCTAAAAGCTTATGCTAAAGACAACTACATCCGTGGAGTAAGAAGCGCAGGTGGAGAAGAGGTGTATCATTTATTTGTATCACCTCAAGTAATGGCTGACCTTAAACTTGATTCAGATTTCTTGACTAACGTCAGAAATGCTGGAGTCAGAGGACCAGGCAATAGCTTGTTCTCCGGTTCTTCAAGTCTAATGGTTGATGGCATTATGGTCCATGAGTTCAGACACGTATTCAATACAGCGAATGCGGCTTCTGGAGCTTCTGGTAATGCTGGTTCTGCTGGATACAAATGGGGGGCTGATGCGACTGTTGAAGGCTCTGCTTGTTTGTTCTGTGGAGCTCAAGCTCTTGCTATGGCCGATATCGGTTTACCACAAATAGTTGAAGACACCTTCGACTACGGTAACCAAAATGGTATCTCCATTGGTAAAATCTTTGGTCTTAAAAAACCTAAGTTTAACAGCGACTACAATGGTGGCGTTGAAGACTTTGGTGTAATTAGATTGGATGTTGCATACTAAGTATGCTTTTTGTGGGTGGCTCATGTTGGGCCACCCCCTTTTTAAGGAGTAAATTATGATAGTAATATCAAAAGACGACAAGTACATTTCAACCACTTGGGGCGCATCTATTAGATTAGAAGCAGGCGTACCAAAAGAAGTTGGAGACGACCTAGGTTATTTCTGTTTGCAAGAAGGTTGCACAGAACATAGACCAGACATGATTAAAGACAAAAAACCTTCAGAACCGATGAACGTAAAAGTTGCTGAGGTAGTTGAAGTAGAAGTTAAGATTGAAGGTGTAGAAACACCTAAGAAAAAAACGGTTAAAAAAACGACTAAAAAATAATGGCACTATCGGGCGCAAATTTAATATCTAGAATTCAGGATTCCCTGCAAGATACTACAGGCGTTCGTTGGACTTCGGCTGAGTTGCTTCGTTACATTAACGATGCACAAAGAGAAGTAGTTAATTTTAAACCAGAAGCTACGTCAAAGCACGTGAACAATTCCCTTGCAACTGGCACAGAACAAGCCGTTCCTGGTTTAACGCTAATTAAAGTAGTTCGCAATATGTCTAGCAATCAAAACGGAGCAACTGGTGGCAGGGCCGTTAGATTAGTTGACGTTGACATATTAAATTCCATAGAGCCTGATTGGCATAATCCTACTGTTACAGGTGATGCTACGCATGGCACTATAATTAAACATTATATTTTTGATCCCGATGACCCTAAAAAGTTTTATGTATACCCTGGCGTAAAATCTGGAGTTAATGCTTACATAGAAATTGTTTATTCTGATGTTCCTACGGACTTAAGTTCCACTAGTAGTACTATCGGAATGGATGACATTTATGGTAACGCTCTTATAGACTATGCTTTATACAGGTGTTACTTAAAAGACGCAGAGTTTGCTGGCAATTCGCAGCGGGCTAGTCAACACTATCAGCTATTTTTAAATAGTGTGTCAACTGGTATAAATGCTAAAAATTTATTAAACCCAAATTTTGATAGGAATGGACAAAATATTACTCCTCCCCCTGTTCAAGGAGTAGGAGTATAACATGGCCTCTTTTAATTCTTTAGTAAAAGACATACTTCCTTACGTTCCTAATTGCCCAGATGCTTTAATAGAGGCTACTTTACGGTCGGCATGTATAGAGTTTGCCGAAAGATCAAAAGCATACGTTTATGACTTAGATCCTATTACAACTATTACTGGAGTATTCGAGTATGAATTTGATCAACCCAGTGGAACAGACGTACATCAAATACTTTGGATGACTTACAACGGAGATGACTTAGATCCTATAAGTCCTAGAAGCCTAGAACTTAATTATCCAGATTGGAGGGACAGAACTGCTCTTCCCCAAGTTTACATACAAAAAACTCCCAGCACGTTCTGGGTAATACCAGTACCTGGAAGCGCTATTAATAATGGGCTTTTAGTGTCTGCTGCTTTAAAACCAAGTAGAACCACAAGCAATATTGATACAACTTTTTCTAACAGTTACAGGGATGGAATTATATATGGGGCTTTATATAGGCTGTTGCGCATACCAGCAAAAGATTGGACTGATCCGCAAGCTGCAGCAGATTATCTAGGACTATTTAACGAAGAAATTATACAAGCCGAACTAAAAGCCAGAGGTGGAGATTTAGGGGTACGCAGAGTTGTAAAATATAAAGGAGCAGGAATGTCTCCTCGTAAACGATATAAAAGATATGGTTCAGAGATTGACTATTGAGGGTGTTTCCATTGAGGAAATACCCATAGATGAAGTTCGCTACGCATACGAAAGGATTGAACCCGATCTACAGATAATACGAAAAAAAAGTTATTCTGATTGGATTCCAGCAGATGTATATTTAGCGTTACGTAATAGCAGCGCAACTTTGTACATGTTTTACAAAAAAGACGAGTATATAGGGTTTGTAGTGTGCTCACTTATAGCTGATCCTAGCGGCGAACCCACACTTTTTGTATGGGCAACTTACCAAAAACCAGAGTATAATTATGTTAAAGCTGGGTTTGATTTTTTAGACAAACTAGCTTTAGAAAAAAACGTGCAAACTATTGAGTTTCACACCAGTCGTCCAGGATGGGCAAAGACTGCAACTGCTAATGGATTTAAATTAACGAGTTACGTTTATAAAAAAGAAGTATGAGTAGTAAACCAAAAGCACAAGATTACCAAGCCAGTGAAGCAGAAAGAACACAAGCCTCTGTAGCAACCGCAGAAAAAAATGATTTTAACCGTATGTACGCACCCCTTCTTAGGGAAATGCGAGATGAGTCTATGGGCGAAGATTTAGGTGGAGTAGCACGTGGAGTTGCAGGCGCTGATACTATGCAGTCTTTAACAGGCCAAGGCCCGTCTTTAGCTGGCACTAAGTCTGTAGACCAAGCCGCTGATTTAGCATCAGCCGCAGTTGGACAAATGGCCGCTGCAAGCGCGCAAGGTTTAGCGGCACAAAGACAGCAACAAGTTGGAGTTTTAGGAACTGCGCGTGGGCAACAAGGAGAAGCTATGTCTGGGTTAGCACAAGCATCAAGAATTCAAAACACAAAAGATTTACAAGCTGCAAAAGCTAAACAACAAGTTAGAGAAGCACAAACTGCAGCTTTCGTACAGGTTGGGGGCTCATTAGGAAAACAAGGGTTTAAGAACATGGGGGAGGACAAAAGTTTCCTTGGCGGTACAACTTACACAAGAGATAAAGCAGGCACACTAGATGGTAAGTCTCGAAAAACTACTTGGTCCGAAAGATTTCAATCAGGGGGCGGCGGATAATGTTAAGTAATATGGCCACAGCTCTACAAAATACAACAGGCGAAGTAGAGTACCAAAACAGTATGGCTACTTCCGGTCTTCCAAGCGTAACTGACCCAGAAAAAGCCTTTGCTGATATAACTCGGCAAGACTATGAAAGTTACATACAAGACTATAGAGGGTTTGAAAACAAATTAATAGAAGCGAGAAATGATACTTCTTTAATAGATAGGGCTCCGGAAGATGCAGCCAAACAAACGGAAATAGCAAAAGGTATACAAGAAAGAAACATATCCCGTTACGGCGGAGCTGGATTAAGTGTTGCGCAAAGACAACAACAACAAGTTGCTAATCAAAGACAAGGGCAGCTTGGTTTGGCTGGAAGTTTAAATACCGCAAGAACTGCGCAAAAAGACATTAATCAGTCTACTCTTGCTGATTTAATTAACATTGGACAAGGCGTCAATAGAAGCGCGTTGTCTGGAATGGGAACAGCCTCACAAAATGCTGCAGCAAAAGCGTCGGCTTTTAAAACTGCAAAGGCTTCTCACACTTCACAAATGGTAGGCATGGGCAGTTCGTTAGCAACAGCTGCTATATTGGCGTTCGCAATTTAGGTATATATTATGGCAGCAAATGATTTTGGTTTTGGTTCAATGTTGGCAAATTTTGATAATGCTTATTCTAATAAAGCAAATAGAAAATATACCCAAGCACAAACCGCTAAATTAGATGACGAAAACACTAGAAGGGGTTATCAAAATCTTGGGAACGAGGTAGTTTCTCAAGGTATTTTTGGAGTAGTAGATGGTGGTTTGTCTGCAAATGTTAATAAATTTATGGGTTTGTCTGACGAGCTTGGAGAAACTTATTTAAATGCTGGTAATCGTCTTAACAACTACGTAGACTCAGACGGACAACAAGTTCAAGGTTATTTATTAAAGCCAAAAGTTCTTACAACAACACTCCCAAATGGGGATAAAGTTACGCGGTATGGACTTCAAATTAGAGACAAAAATGGAGACGTAAAAGCTGTTACCGTGGATCGAGGCACGGGAGAAAATGAAAGTCCTATGTTACTGGACGCTGAAGGTTTTGGAACGGTGCTTGAAGCACAACAAATGAATCTTTTTACAAAAGGTGGTATAGACGGAGCTGCGTATGCTACGTTAGCCGGATTAAATTTTGACAACAATGATCGCACTAAAATTCAACAAATGGCAGGAAGCGCAATAGGAGGAGAAGGAGAGGGTTCTCCTCGCCAACTTCCTGAAGTACTTGCGGGTGCTAGAGAAGCTTTGAACCCTCTAAGAAAGGATGGAGAAATCGTAGATGCTGAAGGCGGAGAAGATATAGCAAACATATCCAACGGGGGAACAGCACCAGGAACAGCACCAGGAACAGCACCAGGAACACCCCCAACAAACACGCTTACCATGAATGAAAGCAGTAACAACGCTAATGCTCTTTGGCAGAATGCAGAGACAGCTACATTTAAAGGCCAACCTCCTGTAACAGAACAGACCCTAGCTCAAATTTTAGATTTTACTAAAATAGATGGAGATTATGCTAATTGGTCTAAAGAACAGCTAAACCCTGAAACTGGAAAAAAAGGAGGTGTTCATACGCCCGTAGGGAAATACCAATTTGTAGGAAAAACTCTAAAAGACATTAAAGACAGAGGAGGTTTTGAAGAACTTGGGTTCGATGATACCACCGTGTTTACAGAACAAAATCAAGATAAACTTTTTGAATGGTACATGAACAGAACTATTAAAGATGCAGGATCAAATGCTACCCAACAACAGATTAGAGACAAAATAAGAGGTCGTTGGTCAGGAATTAAAACCACAGGCCAAATGGACGATGCAGAGTTAGATGGAATTATTTCGCAAGTTCAAGCCGGTACTTATGCTTCAGGCGGTGCTACTGCCCCTGCTGCTGATGATAGTACTCCAGCAGCTTCAGAAGAAATAGAAAGTCCGACTTCAGCTTTAGCTAGTGGAACAGTGACAGAAAAAAACTTACCTGGCACCCGTCAGCTAGCTAAAGAAGAACAGTTTAATCAAAGCAGCACCCCTGAAACAGAAACAGAATCAGAAGACAAACCCTATCAATACATAGATGAAACCTCTGCGGCTTTTAATTCTGAAAGTGTACCTAATAGTTACAAAAAAGGTTACACCACTCTTAGAAAACGACATGAAAAGTTAACAATGCGAATTGCTGCTATGGACGAAAAAGCAGACGCAGGCGGCACAGCTATACCAATATTCGCTTTCGGAAAAACAATACCGGTAAAAGAGGGCAGAGAATACAAAATAGCAAAAGAACAACTTTTAAAAACGGAAGGTAAATTAAGAGAAAAAGAAGAAGAAATAAAAAGGGTCGGTGAAAAAGATACTTTAAAACTAAAAAACAGAAACAACGCTTTAGAAAAACTTATAAATAATCCTTCAATAAACTCAAAACAAAAACAAAAGTATGAAGATGAACTAGCGGCCAACCTAACAAAAGTTGATGATCTTCTTGGGCGTGATGAGACGTTAAAAGAAACCAAAGATGGCGTGGCAGGTGTTTCGGATATTCCTATAATACCAAAAGATAGAGAAGGTCAAATCGAATGGTTTAATAATCCAGACAACATAGCGGCTTTAGAAAAAGTATCACCTGGATCTGTTGAAACAATACAAGGGTTATTAGAAGAAAAAAACATAAATAGTAAAGCTGATCTTATTAAAGCGGCTACAAATGGAATACTAAAACAAGGAGAGTTTAGACAAGTGGCTCTTCTTATTGCTTATTCTTATAATGGCGGAAAAAGCGTACCAGATTCAAGAGCTCTTTATTCGGATTTAATGAATGAAGCTGCAACTGGAAGCCCAAGTACAACAGCAGACAATGTACGCAATACTAATATTAGAGCTGAGGAGTTACAAAATAGAATTAATGAATTTGCCGCAACACAAGCAACCGACTTCACGACAGAGTTAAAAGCGTTGAATGATGCAGCAGTAACCAGAGGTTTTACTGCAGATTCTAAAAAATTAGATTACAGCACTAACAATGCAGTGTTTATATCAAAACTTAAACAGACAGTGCCTTCTTTCCTTAGAGTTATTAGATCAGGTGGAGCGGGGCTGGATCCGGATGTATACAGGGAACAGCTAGAGCTTATGGACGGAGTTATAGCAAACGCTATAGATGATGAGATTGGAGGAAGTTCAGAAGGGTTAGTTGATTGGATTGGAGATGTCTTACTTAGGGGAAAAAGAACAGAAACATTAGGTGGTGATTTTGATAACTTTGAAATTATTTATGGCGACGCTAAAAAACCCAATGGTGACCCAAAACCAATTCGTATTCAATTTACTAACACCGTAGGTTCTAGTCAACTACCCACAGAGAAAAGTATGGACTGGGAAGCTTTTACTGCAAAGGTGGGCCAGGGCGAACTTGCAAACTATATCGAACAAAGAGCAAAAAAGAGAAAGTAAGTGGCTAGTAAAGTACCGCAGGCTTATACACAAAAAGTTGGTCAAGAGGAGGCATATGAAGTACCCGGTACTTATACCGAACAGCCTTCTTCTAGAGGAGAATTAAAAGACCCAGTAAAAATCTTTAAAAAAGGTTTTCAATCTGGTGGTTACAATGTAGCTGCTAACTTAAATTATTTTTCAGCTTTAGCTAATTCAATAAAAGGCGACGAAACTGCTATGCGTAATAATATTGCGCAAGCTGAAAGGAATGAAAGCTATGCGGGAGCTATTATGGAGCCCGTTGAAGACTTCCATAAGTTTCTAGACGAGCCAACTTTTGGGGGCTTTATTAATCAAGTATCCAGCGCAACAGGTCAATTTGGCCCTTCAGCTATTAATAGTTTCATTTCCGGTTTAGCAGGCGCAGGAGCCGGCGCAATTCTTGCAGGCCCTGGGGGGGCTGTTGGAGGTACTTTTGTAGGGTTTGCATCGGGTGCGTTTGCTAAAGGCTTAACTGGCAATATAGCTAAAAAAGAAATAGCTAGAATTGCTAAAAAGCGAATGAAAGCTCTAACGCTAAATAAAGATGAAACTGATATGTTAGAAGGTGCTTATCAAGTTTATAGAAAACGAATGGGAAAAAGAGCAATATACGCAAAACGTGGAGCAGTTGTAGGTGCTGTAAGTCAAGAGTACCCACAGGGAGCTGGTATAGCTTTTGGTACTTTTGCAGAACAAGGCATGACTGACCCAATTCAAGCCTTTCAATCTTTAGGACTTGGTGTGCCATTTACAGCAATAGGGGTAGGCGGTGAAGCTTTAGTGTTTAAAGGTTTTTTAAACCAAATGAAAAAAGGCAGTGGCCAGGCTCATAAGACTATTTTACAGTCTATAACTGCTGGGGCTGCAAAATCTTCAAGCGTTGAAGGACTTACTGAACTATTACAAGAAGAAATAACTGTACAACAAAAGTTTGCAATTGATGATGATTACACATCAGCTATGGCTAATCTTGATAGAGGACAAGCTTTATTTATGGGGTTTTTTGGGGGTGCTGGTATTGGTGCTGCTGGTGGTACAGTAACTGGAATTGCTAGTGGCCCAAGTAAAGTTATTACTAAAGCTAGAGGCTATATAAAAGAACAACACAATAAGGCTCAACTAGAAAAGTTTTACAAAGAACGCTACGGCGAAAACGAACCGGGCACCGTGTATACAGAACCAGAAGCTTGGTTAGAAGCTCAACTAGAAGCTATGCTAGACCCTACTAATAACAAAGAAGCGGTTTATATAGACCCCGATAGCTTTAATCAGCTTGCCCAGTTATTAAAAACCAAACCAGAACTAGGAGAAAGACTAGTAAATGCGGGCGTTACTCAACACATAGCTGGAGATAAACAAGCCAGTAAGTCTATGGGTATGTTGTTAAGTTCAAACGCAGAGCTTTTAAATAGGTTTGAAGCACAGACTGAAGGGGATGGATTATATGACACAAATGTTTTAGATAGCGTCCTTTCTCAAATCTTAGGTTATTCTCATGGTAGAGACAAAGCTGGAGACCTAGTTGTTGAGGTTTTAAATAAACAAGGCGTACCTATTTGGTATCAAAATACAAACTCGCAAGACCAAGATGGTGCAGTAAAAGCAGCTATAAAGCTGTTTGGCCCTAAAGCAAACATAGTCACCAAGCCTGTAGAACAACACGTTGAAGAACGTAAAAATGCTGTTACTCCTATACAAAAAGAACTTTTTGAGGATGCAGAACAACAACCTAAAAGACGTAGTATGGATCTTGAGGACCAACAAACTTCTAGAGAAGATGCGGCGTTAATTGCTAGGTATCAAGGTCTTTTAAAAGAGATACAAATTAAAGATAGGGAAAATGTAAAAAAAGGTTTACCCACAAAAGGAATAGAAAACCTATCTCCAGAAAAACAACAGACTTTAAGACAAGACTTTGAAACTGTTGAACTTATTAGACAAGGACAAAGTCCTACTGACGGATCAAACCTGGATGGCCAACTTCAACAAGAATTAAAAGGCATAGCGTCACAAGATGAACAAGTTGACGAATTAGATTTATCAGCTCTTGATGATCGTATGGCATCTTTCGCAGCTGGTGCAATGGGAGCAACTTCTTTTGAGTCTGAGTTAGTTACAGATGAACCAGGTTCTAAAGTGGATCCAATTAAATCTGCAAAACATGAATCCCAAAATAAAGAAAAAAAAGCTGAAACCCCTGGTTGGAAAGCTAATGATCCAACGTTAGTAAAAAGTCAAACAGAAGATAGTGGAGGAAAAGGTAGGACAGAAGCAGAAGCTTACGAAACAGACAAAGAAAATGCTTTGGTTTATGCTTTTGGATTTCAACCTGATCTTGTTGATAACATAAAAGCTAATATTTATTCTGGCGCTCTTCTTAGAAATTTTACAAAAAGATCTAAAGAAGCAGGACAAGCGTTTTACTACGATATTATTGAAGTTGGACAAGATGAAGACGGAACGCCTCGTCACGGCATGCTTAAGTACAGCTTACCGGGTGAGTTAGATATGGATGTAGAAGTTGCGCATTGGGTAAAAGAATCAAAAAATACGGCTAGGAAATATAAAGGCTCCCCCTGGACAATTATAACTCCAACAAATAAAGAAAAAGGAGAAGGGGCTCAGCCTATGGATATGCCAAGGCTTACTAATTTTGGCCGTGGATATAACAATAGAACTAAATCTCAAGCTACTGCTACTGGCGATTTAGAAACTGCTAACCAAGGTTTTCAAGTAGCTGCAGCAGAAGCTCTAGTATTAGGGTATGAGTTTTTTTGGAATGGTAAACCAATAGGAGAACTAACCGCAGAAGAAGAAGCAGACGCTATTGTTTATACAAAAGGCAGAGGAGATCAAGAATTTTCTATGACAACACTAGCCGCAGAACGTGGCGAGTTTTCTGATGTAAGTACTAAGTTGCAAGATCGTATACAAGAACTTGAAGATAACCCAGAAGCCGAACCAAATGAAGAATACGAAAATGTTGGACAAGAACTAGCTGCTTTACGAGTTGCATTAAAAACAGAAGAAGAAGGCACCGCGGCAGAAAGAGATTTAAGTAGGCAACAACTAGCCGGAACTGCTACACAACCTTTAAACCCAGACGAGTTTATAGCTACTGGTGGAGAAAGTGGCGCTGCCGGCGGTACTACTGGCCAGTCTGCTACTGTTCCTGTAAATCAAGATGCTAACCAAGAGCGTACAAGAGAACTAATTGCTAGAATTCAAAAAAAAATAACCAGGGTAATAAACAAAAATTTGGAAAAAGGTGGATTAGGTAGTTTGTATAACAAAATACAAACTTCAATTAAAACTAAAGAAGAACGTGTAGAGTTTTTAAAATTTGCAAGCACGAAAGACAATACTACAGGTCGTATTATAGAGTCTGTACCTGAACCCGAAAGAAGAAAGGAAAGCAATCAACTTGCAAAAGATTTAACCATTTTAAAAAGAGAAAAAGCACGGGTAGAAAAAAGATTAGGTATTGAAGGAAGCATTAGTTTTGTAAGGCAATTAGAAAAAAAAGGGAGCTATGACCCTGTTTTAGCACAAAGTTCATTGCCAGCACCAGACACCACACAAAAAACAATAGCTTTAGAGTCTACAGATGTGGGAGAAACAAGAGCCGCAGACGAGTTTAAAAACAGACCTAAAGACCCTTTACGACCTCAGACTGATAGAAGAAAACCTATATCTTTTTTATCAAAAACAACTTTAAAGACTTTCCAAGACGTTAAATTCTTACCTACTATTATGAATATTGTTAGGAATGATTTTAAAAACAAACGCGACATTTATGTCTTTACTACTGATGATGTAGTTACTTTTAATGACGTAGGAAACGTTGGCGTTTTAAATGCAATCATGGAAGAACAAGAATTTATACGACAAGGTAATGCTGGAGGTAGGATTCTTAGTTATCAAGCTGGAGCAGACGGCGCAGATTTTATAATAATTGATTCTAAAAAAGGCACAAGCGCTGAATCAGAAGGCAAAGCAGCTATCACTTTAATGCATGAGTTAGGCCACTCTATTTTAGAACAAGAGTTTTCTATGAGTCTAAAAAAAACTAGCAATGCTTATAAATTACTTGTAAAAAACTTTAAGAAGTTTGAACTAAAACAGAAGCTAAACTTTCCTGGGATGGAAGGTGAAAAAAATATATCCGCTAGGTTTGAAGAGCATGGCGCTAATCAAATTGCTAAGTTTTTACTTGATGAAACCGCAAAAGCAACTGATGGTGGAGAAGCTATTTACAAAAGAATAGCTGTAAAACTGAGAGCTTTCTTTGAAACGATGTCTAAAGCATTTAGAAGAAGGTTTAAAGTAGAGCCTGCTTTTAATGATTATATTACATCTCTTATTTCTGCTAGAAAAGAAGGACTAGGTAATCCACAACGTACACCAAACCGAATGTTCAATAGCGCAATTATACGAAGCATAGTTATAGATGAAATGCCTAAAATAGATTCTAAGTTAGGGTCAAAACCCGCTTTAGATAAAATAGCTAAAGTTGCTAAGAAAATAGCAGAGTCTGATTCTAAAACAGCTAAATGGATTAGAAAAGCATTAGGGCTTGGTAAAGAAGTAACTTATACAGCTGATAACATGCTTAGGGGACTTGGGCCTATAGGTGTAACAATAGCAAACATTTTATACTCACAATCATCAACTACTACTGAGTTAGGTTGGAGTAAAGCTAAACAACAAAAAATATATGAGTACACAAACAAAGTAGCACGTATATTAGGCTTTGAAGAACTAAGCGAAGTGACTGATGAGGCCATGGAGATTTTGTATGAAGCGGAGGATAACACCACTAACACTAATAAATTAAGCCCTAAAGCCAAAGAAATTAGAGTGTTCTTAGAAAAAATGTATGTAGACGAAGAGTTTAAAACATACGCTGGGATAAACAAGATAAGTAACTATTTTCCTCGTTCTATATCTTTAGCTAACCTAGAAAACAGCACTGTGTTGCAAGACAAGCTTGTAAACTTACTTGTAGAATTTAATAAGGGAAACATATTTTTAGACGAAAACAACAAACAATACAAGATGACTCCAAAAGAAGCGCGAGCAACTATAGAACTTTTAATTTCCGACCCTGAAAATACTAATATTGATCTCTACAGCGACGCAGGTAAGTTTGCGTTGGGGCTTTCTAAAGAAAGATCAAAAGCCTTTAAAAATATTCCAACCAAAGAACTTAGAAACGCTACCGATGAGTCTGCAGATGAAAATTCATTATTAAATGATCCTGCAGAAACATTACGTAACTACATGACATCTACAATTAAAAGAGCAGAATTAAACAGAAGGGGGGGCGCTAAAGAAATACAAAGGCTAATTGATTCTCTTCCAACTGAAAAAGAAAAAGACATTGCTACTAGTATGGTTCTTGCCTCTATAGGTAAAATTACACCAGAAATTTTTGTAAAATATCCTAGACTAAAAACAGCTAACAGTTGGGCTTTGACAGCAAACATTTTTGGTTTGTTAGCTTTAACAGTATTTGCATCTTTTCCTGATGTGGCAGGGCCTATACTTAGGTCGAAAGAACTACCTAAACTAAGAGAAACAGCAAGTATTTTTTGGAACGCTTTAAAAGGAGAAGAAGAAGCGGTACGACTAGCTTACGACATAGGTGCTGTTAGCACCGATGCTCTTAATTTACTTAACGTTAACGCTGGTGAAATGGATTATATGACCGAAGGTTCTAAACGATTTAATGAAAACTTTTTTAAATACACAGGAACAGAATGGTTTACTAAGTTTACCAGGATGTTTGCGGCCGGAATGGGTAAAAGCTTTATTATTGACCATGGTAAAAAAGCGGCAGAAGGAGATCAACGTTCTATTAGGTATTTAAAAGAACTGAATTTAACTCCACAAGATGTTGCAGCCTGGGAAGCAGGAGAACAATCACTAGAAACTTCTGCTGGTAAAAAAGTAAAAGTAGCATTATATAGATTTGTTGATGAATCAATTGTACGACCTAACGCTTCAGAAAGACCCGCTTGGGCTTCTGATCCTAGGTTTGCTTTGGTTTGGCAACTAAAATCTTTCTTTTACGCTTATGGCAAAGTTGTAATTGGGGGAGTGGGAAGAGAGGTAAATGCTAGGCGTGAAGAAGGAGATTCTGTTTCTCAAGCTGCTATGCCATTACTTTTAACCGCTGCAACTCTAATACCATTAACTATGTTAGGATTTGATTTAAGAGAAAGATTTAAAGGTGGGTTGGCGTGGGCTTTACCTGGAGTTGATTCAACCCAGAAAAACTATAGAAAATCACTTGATATGGGATACGGCGAATACGCAGTAGAAATTCTAGACCGAAGCGGGGGCCTTGGACCGGCAACGTTGATGTTGCCATTCATAACTGGCAAGAATTATGGAGACCCATTATGGATTAGTCCGTTAGGACCAACCTTCGAGAAACTCTGGGATTTCCCACAGGGTAAATTAAAAATAGATGACTTTATACCAGGCTACAATCAAGTAGGTGGGTTTGACAGGGAAAATTAGGTATACTAAGAGGTAATTTATGGCATATTCAGATACATTAAAACTAGTAGTGGGGGACACTCTTCCACAGTTAAACTTTACTTTAAAAGATAGCAATGCTGCGGCATCTGGTTTTACGCTAGACGCTGATGATAGTACTACGTGGGAAGCTGTTAATTTATCCAGCGGGGTTGTTAAACTGCGCATACGCAAAGTGGGATCCACTGTAATTACTAAAACTATTACAGCCACTTTAATAAGCGGCGGGTCTGCTGGGCAGTGTTCTATTACTTTTCCTACGGGAACGTGGACTGAAGCGGGGACCTTTGAGGGTGAACTTGAGTACACAAAAAGTGATGGCAACATTCAGACAGTGCAAGATTTAGTTAAATTCAAAATTCGAGAAGATTTTGATTAATGGCGTTCAAACAAACATTTACCTACGTTGATTTAAGATCAACTGTTACATTTACAGACATCCACGGTGTTGTACAGTATGTAAATTTGTCGGCTGTAGATGTAACGCTTGATGCATTTAGTAAAGATTTATTCTTTACTGTTGGGCATCCAAACGCTTTAATTCTTTCTATTACAGACTCTGTAGACGTTATAACTTTTTCTAAAGTTCTAGTAGATACAGCCACTTTAGAAGAACAAGCCGCTATAGGCTTTACTTTAGCAACACAAACAGAATCTGTGTCAATGGGCGACAACCTTGTATTTTTCCGTAAGAATTTTGTAAGGGCTTTTACTGAGTCAGTAAGCTTAGTTGACACTGCAAGCAACGACGATCCTTTAACCACCGACGTATCTACTGGTCTTGGACATTCAACTACCCTAAGTGAGCTTGCAACTTTAGCGTATTCTTCTACTTTAACTGATACCCCTGCTATGTCAGACGCCATAACAGCAACGGCTCTTGCAAAAGCACTTACAGAAACCCCTTCCCTAGCGGAAGCCCTGGCTTATAGTTTTAGCACATCCGCTGCAGATAGTGCTACAATATCCGAATCGATAAGTGTTCTACATATTTCCGGTGCAAACAGCGTTTTGAATGCATCCGTACTGGGCACTTTTGCATTTAATTAGGAGAAAATATGATTAATGATGGCTTTAATATAACAGGTAGACTACAAATTGAGCTAAACGGCAAAGTTGTACGCGATATTGATAACTTAGTTACTACTGCGGGTAAAGCTTTTGTAGCTGCAAGTATGTTAAAAACTACTTCAAACAGCCCAGCAGCTATGACACACATGGCTCTTGGAACAGATACTACTAACCCAGCAGTCGCCGATACTACTTTAGGAACAGAACTTAGTGGTAGGGTATCCCTTACTAGCGCAGCTGTTTCCAACAATGTAGTAACTTACATAGCTACATTTGCAGCCGGTGTGTCAACAGGTGCCATAGTAGAAGCAGGTATTTTTAATGCTTCTTCCGGCGGAACTCTGTTATGCCATACTGAATTTGCAGTAGTTAATAAAGGTTCAGCTGACGCAATTACAATCACTTGGACTGTTACTGTCAGTTAATTTTTAGGAGTTTCTAAATGGCGAGTATTAAATATACTAACAATGCCAAGACAACTCTCGCGGCAAACTTATCAAACAGCGCTACAAGCGCTACGGTAGTTAACGGGAATTTATTTCCATCCTTGAGTTCTGGCGAACATTTTTATTGTACATTTGACGATGGAACTAATACTGAAATAGTAAAAGTTACCGCCCGTAGTACGCATGTTTTAACCATTGTTAGAGCGCAAGATAACACCTCAGCGCGTGCATTTAGTTCTGGTGATAAAGCAGAACTAAGGATAACCGCAGTTGTACTCGAAGAAGTTAGCACAAGCACCTCTTCTTGGAACACAGATATCTTTGCAGGGGATGGTAGTGATGCTACTTTTACCTTAACCCAAGCCGCAACAGACGAAAAATACTTACAAGTTTACATTGATGGTGCTTTCCAGGCTCACAATACTTATTCTGTTTCCGGTACAACCTTAACGTTTGCTACCGCTCCTGCGAATAGCAGGGTTATTACTGTTTACCACATAGAACCGGTGGCCTTGGGCACTGCAGATACTATTACAGCTACTGCAAACAACTCAACTGATGAAACTGTTTTTCCAACATTTGTAGACGGAGCAACTGGTACTCAAGGTTTAGAAACAGACACCGGTTTTACTTACAACCCGTCTAGCGGATTGCTTACGATAGCTGGTGAATTAGATGCTGGTAGTTTAGATATATCAGGCAACGCCGATATTGATGGTACTTTAGAAGCCGATGCTATTACCGTAAACGGCGTAACACTTGCAGAGACTATTTCTGACACAGTTGGCGCTATGGTATCAAGTAATACTGAAACCGGTATAGCAGTTACTTATAATGATTCTGATAACACATTAGACTTTGTTTTACCTGCGGCAGCAACAATTACAACTTCTTTAGGAGTCGGCGGCGGTTCCTCTAATGGTGTACAAATATCTCAAGGTGCTATCGCAATTAAAAATGGTGGGGCTAAGTCTTATATAGATTTATATTGTGAATCTTCTAATGCTCATTACACGAGAATAGAAGCAGCAGCTCATGGTGCATACTCCGGAAATGTTACAGCTACTTTACCAGTAGCTACAGGTACTCTTGCTTTAACATCTGACATACACACCACAGAAGAACTGCAAGATATTATTGGAGCAATGTTTGCTAGTAATACTGAAACTGGAATTACAGTTACATATCAAGATGGCGATGGCACTGTAGATCTAGTAGTTGGTACGCTCAATCAAAATACTACAGGTTCAGCAGCTACATTAACAACCGCTAGAACAATTGGCGGAACATCTTTTAATGGTTCTGCAAATATAGCAGTAGCTTTAGCAGCCGAAGCAACTATTCTAGCAACCGCTAGAACAATTGGCGGAACATCTTTTGATGGCTCTGCAAATATTGCCGTGGCTTTAGCCGCTGATGCAACTACACTAGCTACAGCGAGAACCATTGGTGGCGTAAGCTTTGATGGTAGTGCAAACATTAATTTACCTGGAGTAAACTCTGCAGGTAACCAAGCAACTTCGGGGTTAGCAGCTGAAGCAACTATTTTAGCCACAGCTAGAACTATAGGTGGCACAAGTTTTGATGGTAGTGCAAACATAGCAGTCGCTTTGGCAGCTGAAGCAACTATTTTAGCAACCGCTAGAACAATTGGCGGAGTTTCTTTTGACGGTAGTGCAAACATTGTACCTACTACATTTGCAACAGCTTCGTTCTCAGGTGTGGTTACAGCCGCTACTTCAGCTAAAATTACAGAAGGGGCTTTAGTAGACGGGACTACAGCTTGGGATGCAGCAGCAAAAGCTAACGCTACTCTAGTCTTAGAAGAAAACACAACTATATCAGCTCCAAGTAACGCAGTTGCAGGAGCAATCATTAGTATAGAAGTAGCACAACACGCATCTTCAGGACCTTACACACTAGCTTGGAACACAG